CAAATTTCAGATAAAGGGTGATAGTTATAGTTTTGAAACCCTTTCAGATACGAGTGATGATAGAATTGTAAGAGCAAGTATTAACTTAGTAACAAAGGCATATATAGTGCCGGAGTGGGTGGGGATTAAAAACAACAATCGCAAGGTTTATAGTATTGGTAGAATTGTGTTTGATGAAAATCAAAATATGTAGTGAAATAAACATTTATAAAAAAAATTTCTATATTTATATACAACACTTAAAACATATAAAAATCTATGGAAGAAACATTAGTAAAACAATTTGAAGAAACTGAAAGAGAGCGGCTTTTAGAGTTCCGCCAAAAAGGTATCGCAGTTACGGCAAGACTTGGAGAAATTGAAATACAATCCAAAGAGCTAGAGGAAATCTTTGCAAACTTGCGGGAAGAAAAAAACGAATTAATATCAAATTACAAAGAATTAGTTAAATCACAAAATGAATTTGGTAAAGAATTAACCCAAAAATATGGTGTAGGTTCTTACGATATTGATACAAATACCTTTACTTCTACCCAATAAATATAGGTTTCCCTAATCTTTTTTGTATTTATTATATAGAAACAAAAACTATTAGGAGAATATAATGGCTGAAAGAATTGTTAGTCCTGGCGTTTTCACAAGAGAGCGGGATTTATCATTTTTACCACAAGGAGTAGCAGAAATAGGTGCTGTCCTTATTGGACAAACTATCAAAGGACCTGCGTTTGTACCAACGCGGGTTGAATCATTTAATGAGTTCCAACAAAAGTTTGGTGGTTTAACGGAGGATTCATACCTTCCTTATACGGCACAGGCTTATTTGCAGGATGCTCCTAATGCAACAATCGTTAGGGTATTAGGAACTGATGGGTACACATTTAAAAAACCATTAGTTTTAACTATTTCATCTTCACAAGGAAATAGAGTAGCAGCGGTTCTTTATCCATCTTTAAGTGGTTCTATTCCGAATGCTACTAGTGATTTGTTTGAAAAATCTTTTGTTAGAAATTTGGTAGGTGGTACAACAACGAATGTAACCGCATCATCATTTGGATTAGTTCTTTCAGGTTCAGCATTTACAGGAAATAACACAACAACATCTTCCTTAAACCCAAGTAATGCAAATTACTTTACAAAAACATTTGGATACTTACCAAAAAGCAGTAAGCAAGCATATACATACCTAAACTTTAATACATTCCAATCTGCATCATTTGCGACTGGTGAGGTTGTTTTAGTTCAAACTGCATCACTTGTAGATTTTGATTTTACCAAAGAATATTCAGTAGCATCAACCCCTTGGATTAAATCACAAAAGATTGGTGGAACTGCTGTAAACTTATTTAAATTCCACACACTATCACATGGTAATTCAACGAACTATGAAATCAAAGTGGGTATCAGAGATATTAAAACTGCTGCAGATGTTCCAGGCTCTGATTATGGTACATTTACTGTTATAGTAAGAAGAGTAGATACTTCTAAAATCCCTTATTCAATTTTTGGACAAGGGGTACAAGATTCAGATACTCGTCCAAACACATTAGAGCAGTTCAACAATGTAAATTTAGACCCAAATTCACCAAATTATATTAAGAGGGTAATTGGTGATAGATATATTACTGTAGATGCAAATGGTAAATTATCTACAAATGGTGATTATGCAAATAATTCGGTTTACATTAGAGTAGAAGTTGATTCCGATGTAGATGCTGGGGCAATTGATTCAACATTAGTTCCTTTTGGATTTGGTGCCCTAACATCACCAATTCCATCTACTGCAGGTACTGTTCCAACTCCTACTTATATAGTATCACAATCATTGGCGGGTTCATACAATAAAAATGTATATTTAGGTTATTCTTTTGATTTTGTTACAACTGATAACCTAAACTTTTTGAATCCACTTCCTGATGCAAACACTACTACTGTTGGTAATGATTTTGACTTGGCTACTTGTGAATCAAATAGTACTACCATTACTTTAACCGATAGTGCTACAACCGCTCAATTGGATGCTAGGAAATTTATGATACCATTTCAAGGTGGTTTTGATGGATTCCAACCTAATAGAAAAGTGTTGGTTGGTAATGATATTGTAGAAGGAAACACACAGGGATTAGATTGTTCTTCGGCAACATCCACAGGAACTGTTGCATTGAGAAAAGCAATAAACGCAGTATCAAATCCTGATGAGTTTGATATGAATATGATTGTTATTCCTGGTGTAATTAATATATTACATTCTTCAGTAACCACATACGCAAAAGACCTTTGTGAAGATAGAGGTGATACATTCTTTGTAATGGATGGTGGTGCGTGGAGTGATAGTATATCAACTGTTGTAAATTCACTTTCTTCGTTTGATTCCAATTATGTAGCAACATACCACCCTTGGGTTAAGATATTGGATACGGATAAGAATAAGCCTGTCTGGGTCCCACCATCCGTAGTTCTACCGGGTGTTATCGCATTTAATGACCAGGTTGCGGCCGAATGGTACGCACCTGCTGGATTGAATCGTGGTGGATTATCAAATGTAATTGAAGTTAAGACAAGATTGACGCATGATGAGAGAGACCAATTGTATGTTGGTAGAGTGAATCCAATCGCAACATTCCCTGGTCAGGGAGCAACTGTATTTGGACAGAAAACCCTACAAGCTAAACCATCTGCGTTGGATAGAATCAATGTAAGAAGATTGTTGATAGCAGTTAAGAAGTTTATCGCATCTTCTTCGAGATATTTGGTGTTTGAAAATAATACAGCAGCAACCCGAAATCGTTTCTTATCAATTGTTAATCCTTATTTGGAATCAATTCAACAAAGAAATGGTTTGTACGCATTCAGAGTTATAATGGATGAATCAAACAATACGCCTGATGTAATTGATAGAAACATCTTAAAGGGTGATATCTTCTTACAACCAGCGAAAACTGCTGAATTCATTGTATTAGACTTTAGCGTGTTACCAACTGGTGCAGCATTCCCTGAAGGATAATTTCGGATAGGGTATATTTATAGTAAATTAGGAGAAATAAATGGCACAATTACTAACACCTCAAGAAATAATGTTTACCAACTTTGAACCAAAAGTTGCTAACCGATTTATTATGTACATTGAGGGAGTTCCTGCGTATTTAATTAAAGCAGCAAATAGACCTGAAATGCAACAAAATAGAATAACAATTGACCATGTCAATGTTAAGAGATATGTCAAGGGTAGGTCTGAATGGCAGGAATTAACCATTACACTTTATGACCCGATTGTTCCATCTGGCGCACAAGCCGTTATGGAGTGGGTTCGCTTACACCACGAATCAGTAACAGGTAGAGATGGTTATTCAGATTTCTATAAAAAAGAGATTACATTTAACTCATTAGGGCCGGTTGGCGATAAAGTTGAAGAATGGACATTGAAGGGGGCTTTTATTACCAGAGCCAAATTTTCAGATATGGATTATACATCAGATTCAGAATTAGCAAATGTGGAATTGGGATTATCGTATGATTACGCCGTGCTACAATATTGATTAATTTTTCGGATTGTAAAAAATATAAATTGAAAAATGTGAACCCCCCAATTTTGGGGGGTTTTTGTTTATATACGCATAAAATACAAAAAAGCTTAATCGTATATATTTATTGATATGGAAAACTATAAATGTGATAATTGTAATAAAGAGTTTAATAATTATATATCTTTTAAAGTACACGCTCAAAAAACCCATAAAATAAATGCAGCACAACTTTATATTGAAACTTATTTGGGCGGGGTTGCACCGCTGTGTAAATGTGGTTGTGGTATGGAAGTAAAGTGGTTTAACAATAAATTTAGAGATTTTGCTAAAGGGCATTATTCTAGAGTTCATAATAATTGGGGGCATAATCCAAAGGCAATACAAAATTCTACAAATACCCGAAAAAATCAATTTAAAAATGGCGAAAGAACAGTGTGGAATTTAGGTCTTACAAAAGAAACTGATAGTAGAGTACATAATAATTCTTTAAAAACAGCAATAGCATTTCACAATGATACGGATAGACAAGTTAGATATTCTAAAATGATGAAAGAATTGTGGGCATGTGGTAAAATAAGTGGTGAAATGATGAGGGGTAAAAATCATGGTAATTGGAAAGGTGGTACTAGTACAATAAATGTATTGGTTCGTTCCGATGATAGGTTATACAAAAATTGGAAGTATGAAATACTTAAAAGAGATAAATTTAAATGTAAAAAATGTGGAGATAATGATACTTTGGAGGTACATCATGATGGCGAAACCATGTCAGAAATACTTTTAAAATATGTAGATAAAAGTATAGATTATACTTTTGAAGAAAAAAAATTAATTGTTGATAAAATAATAGAATACCATACTGTGGAAAATGTTAGCGGAATTACTCTTTGTAAAAGTTGTCATATGAAATTGCACCCAAGTTATAATCTTTAAATTAAAAATATCTCAATTCTGTATTTATATATAAAGGAGAAAAGTTATGAGCCAAAATCTAACGGATGATTATCAACAAAGTAATAAAGAGGTTGTAGAGAGTATTAAACAGGCCTACGAAACCCAAAAACTAAAAGAGCACAATTTTCCAACTGAAATTATAGAATTACCCTCACGGGGTTTAATTTATAGTAAGGATAACCCCCTATCATCAGGTAAGGTGGAATTAAAATATATGACTGCAAAAGAAGAAGATATTTTAACTACCCAATCTTATATTAAAGATGGTTCGGTATTGGATAAGTTATTCCAATCGCTTATTGTATCAAATGGAAATGGTGAACCTATTAAGTATGTTGATTTATCAGTAGGTGATAAAAACGCAATAATGATTGCAAGCCGCATCTTAGGTTATGGTAAAGATTATGAGGTTGAGATTACTGACCCCTTTACAAATAAAAAACAAAAAGAGAGTATTGATTTAACTCAATTTGAAAATAAACCATATGATGGTTCAGCTCAGGTGGAATTAAACAAAAACGAATTTGAGTTTGAATTACCCGCTTCAAAACGCAAGATTACTTTTATGGCAATGACAGAATCAAAGGAACGAAAAGTAAAATATGATTTGGAAGAATTAAAAAGGGTTAATAAAAAATTGAAGGATGATGTTTCACGAGAATTAACTACAAGATTAAAAACAATAATTCTTTCAGTTGATGGGGAATACAACCAACAAAAAATAAATCACTTTGTAGATAATGAGTTATTTGCAAGAGATTCAAAGGAGTTACGAAAATACATAAATGAGGTTACACCTGATATAAACTTGATGTATGAGTTTATTTCCGATGAAACCGGGGAGAGGAGGGAAATCAGTCTACCTATGGATGTTTCCTTTTTTTGGCCATCAACCTGAGTATAGAAAGTTATTACATTCTCAAATCTTTGATTTAATATTTCATGGTAATGGTGGATTTACCTGGTCCGATGTGTATAATATGCCTGTATGGATGAGAACTTTTTACATAACCAAAATTATTGAGTTTAAGAATGAGGAAAAAAAGGCACATGATAAAGAGGCTGCAAGAATAAAATCGCAAACAAGAAAAAGATAGTATGAGATACCCAATAGAAATATTGGGTATTTCTATATTTATATTATATCAATTAGGGATAATTATGAAAATAAAAGTATCTAAACTTAGGGAAGTGTTGAAAAAGCGAGGCTTGAATGAAGGTATTTTTGACTCTTTATTCAGAACAAAAAAATCTATTGTACAAGGACTTAGAAAAAAATTAGATGCTGTTAATTCCGATATAAAAAATCAATTAATACAAATATATGGTTCTTGGGACAAAGTTCCCGATTGGAGAAAAAAGTATTTTAATTTTGATGAAGATGGAAACTATATACAACCTAAATAAAGTAATAAATGCCTGTTGATAACGATTTGCTTGGAAAAGATTATATTAAACAATTAGAAGATGCTCGTTCTTTGAGTAATAATCTTGCCGATGAATTTATGCGGATGAACAATATATCCGAATCAACAAAACAAAAAATGAAAGATATTGTTGGTTCATTAAAAGGGCAGGCAGATATATCAGACCAAATAACCTCACTTGTTCAAGCAAGAGATGAGTTTATAGAAAATGAAGTCGCTGCTGGACGTAGAATTTCTAAAAATGCAATTGCTAGGCTTGATGCTGAAATTGAACTTTTAAAACTTAAAGAAAAACAAATAAATTTAGAAAAAGATATTAAAGATGCTATTTTAGACCAGTTCGGTGCTACTGAAGAAATAGCCGATATTTTTAAAACAGGTGGTATTTTAGCAGCAGGGGCCAAAGCATTTTTAAATTCAACACAAGCTATATCAGACGCCTTTTCCACTACTTTTGGAACTGCGTTTGAGATGTATAAAACGATGGGTATAAGTGCGAAAGAAGGTGCTATATTGGCGGGGGAAATAGGTAAAGCACGAATTAGTATGGCCGGATTACTTTATGATGGTGAAGATTTTGCAAACGCATCAAAAGCATTAGTAGACCAATTTGGTAATGTTAATATGGCAACTGATGATATGGTTTTAGGTGTTACCGAA